GTCCACCATCTTGCCGGGGGGCTCGGAGTTCCTTCGACTATCCTCGTGCCATCTCGGCCTATGTGGCTCTATGCCATTGGCGACAAACTGCCGTGGTACCCGGACCAAAAGCTATTTAGGCAGCGCAAGGACGAAGCCTGGGCCGACTGCGTAAAACGCCTATGCTCGGCGTAGCGTGGCTTAACACCGATCCCCGGTTGGCCTCTGCACGGTTCCGGGCGATCATCCCTCGGGATATCCTGACCGAGAAGAAGCTGATCCAGCCCGGACGGGATATCGTGGTTGCGGCGAAACACGGCTGGAACCCCGAGGAAGTGCGCAAGCTCGGGCGCAAGATGGTGATGGATGTTTGCGACGATCATTTCCACGACAAGTACGCAAAGCACTACCGCACTGCCGTAGAGATAGCCGACGCGGTGACGTGCAACAGCCGTGAAATGGCGCGGGTCATCCTCGCTGAAACTGGCCGACAAGCCACGGTGATCGACGACCCTTACGAGGACGCCGAACTAGAGCCGACGCTAGGCGATGGTGCGTTGTGGTTTGGGCATTCGTCCAACCTGCACGACCTTGAGGCTGTAGCCGATGAGATACGCCACCCGCTGACGATCATCACCAATCACAACTGGCACCCCGACGCGCTAGACAAGGCGCTGAAAGCCTGTAAGGCTGTGGTGATCCCCACGGGAAAGAGCATGGCTAAATCAGCCAATCGGGCGATTAAAGCGATCCGCTACGGCAAGTTTCCTGTGTGCGGGTATCTCCCGGCGCACTCCGAGATTGGGCTAGGCACGAAGGACATAGGCGGCGCTCTAGATGCCTGCATGGCGGCAGACTACCGTGGCAGGGTCAAGGTGCTACAGGCGGGGATTCGTGACCGCTTCTGCCCGGACAAGGTGGCGAAGGATTGGTACAAGGTGCTTTATGAAACTCAAGGTTGAAACTTGGGGTTTGTGCGACTTCCGTAAAATTGGCGATTTGGCAGAAGGCCACGAATTGCAGGGAATCCCACTGAAAATCGGACAATGGATAAATGCGCAAGACGGCTCCGTTTATGGGCCGTTTGATTCAAAAGAAGAGGCAGAGAAGTTCACCGGCGACTACTGGCCCGACACTTGCGCGATGGACGGTCGCCCGCATCGCCGCGATGAAGAAGGCCGTGGACCCGTTTACATTGGCAAAATTACCGAAATTCTGCACAAGCGCGACCGGAACGTGTCTCTTGTGGAGATAGAGACAGAGGCATGAAACTGAATCTCTGTAGCGGAAGAAAGCGGTTCAAGGGGTTTACCAATGTCGATTTTGCGCCGCCTGCGGATGTCATTCACGACCTTACCAAGCCGCTACCTTTTCCTGACGGGTCGGCGGAAGAAATCGTCTGCATCCACGGGTTTGAACATTTCTACCGATACGAGGCGGACGCAATTCTGGCTGATTGGGTCCGCGTGCTTGCTCCTGGCGGGCTACTGTGCCTCGAATTGCCTTGCCTGGATAAGATCATCGGTATCTTCAATGCGGCGATTGATGGCGGGCACGAACTCCCGGAACACCTAACCATGTGGGGTCTGTACGGCGATCCGAACCACGAGAACCCCGCGATGGTGCATAAGTGGTGCTATTCCAAGGCGGAAATGATGGACATGATGAAGCTACACGGGCTTATCGCTACCGAGGGTGAGCCGCAGTTCCACCAACCAATCAGGGATATGCGCATACAAGGAAGGAAGCTAGCGTGAAGATTGAATCTTGGATTCAACCAAAAGAACAGATGTGCTCCCTTGGGCGTCATTCTTGGAGCGTTGCGCGTCTGTTTGAGTTGTCTCGCTGTTTGCCGGTTATGGATGTTCCTCTTAATCATTTGAGTGTGTATTACACATACGAAAAATTGACATTGCGAGACATGGTGATGCACATGAAGGCTGTAAACGACGCAGACCTTGATAAACCTATCATTCTGGATGAAGATGGGGAATTAATGGATGGGCGACATAGGCTGATGAAAGCTATGTTAATTGGCGCGGAAACAATCAAGGCTGTTAGATTTGACGAAAATCCTAGCCCCGACAAGGTTGCAGAGTGAACGGCTGGATTCTTGACTTCGCCCGCAAGCACCGGGGCAAGTTCTCCGGCGAGATTTTGGAAGTCGGCAGCTATGACGTAAACGGGGCGCTGCGGTCAATGCTCCCGATCACGGTGGGCACGGACATGCGCGAGGGTCCGGGCGTGGACAAGGTGATTAGCGTCTCTGACCTGCTGACCGAGTACGGGCCGGAGTCGTTTGACCATGTGTGTTCCGCTGATGCTTTGGAGCATATCGAGGATTGGGACGCTGCCTTAGTCAACATGTGGGGCATCCTGAAGCCCGGCGGCTATCTGTTCCTGACAATGGCGCACCCCAAAAAGGGCAGGCACGGCTACCCGCATGACTATCACCGGCTCGGGCTGTCCCTGATGGTGCAGATATTCGCCGGAAACGAGGTTTTAGACACCTTTGAGGGCGGGCCTAGCCAGGGCGTTTTGGTCCGCAAGCAAACCCCGTCGGTTGACTTGACGATTCGTCCGAAGCCGGTAAGATAGTCCGCGAGCGGCGGCGTGGAAAGCAGACACGCGGGATTAGGCGTCTAACCCAGAATGAGCGTGCAACCTGAAACCTACGGGGACGCGATAGGTTGCGAGGGAAGCGGAGTAATCGCCCGCAAGTGCCGGTGTAACCGGCCCCGAGACTCGCGAGCAGGAAAGCCGTGGAAATCGGTGAACAGTAGGAGTAGCGCCCTACCCGCTCATTTCCTGATAAACTCAATCTAGCGGACTGGCCCGGCCAGCAGACCCGACACCTAGAGGGCTGCAATGGCAATATCCAACTACGGGCAACTCAAAACCGCAATTCTGAATTGGGCTGATGACACGGAGCTAACCGCTGTCGTCGCAGACTTCGTGCGGCTTGCCGAAGTTCAAATCAGGCGGGACGTGCGCACCCGCGATCAGTTGACCGCTCAAGTTGGGGCGCTCACTGACGGCACGGCTGCGCTTGCGTCTAACTTCCTTGAGGCGCGGCAACTTGTCATTGATGACGAGGTTATCGAGTACGTCCCCGAAGATGTTTGGGTGACGCTGCCCAATGCCGAAGAACCGCAGTTCTTCACGGTGGACGGCGATTCGATCAAGGTGCAGGGTGGTGGGACGGATTCCTACACGCTCACCTATTGGGAGAAGTACGCGGACCTTTCGGCGGACACGGACACGAATTGGCTGCTGACAAACGCGCCCGATGTTTACCTGTGGGGGTCGGTGGCTGAAGCCTATGCCTACACTCGCGACCCCGAAGGCGAGACTTACGCCCGCAACCGCTATAACCTTGCGGTGCAGGGCCTGAACGCTACCGAGAAGCGCGCCCTGATTGCTGGCCCGATGCGGATTCGCACTGCATGATTCCGCTGCTTGGTTTCGCTCCCGACGCCGACCCGGTAACGCCGGGCGTGCTGACGGATGTTGTGAACGCTATCCCTTCGGAAGTGGGGCTAGTCGGCGGGCCGTCTGACGTTACCGCTATCGCGGGGCTGTCGGTGCTGACGGCTCAATGCCGCGGATCGGCGGTGCTGTCGAAAACCTCGGGCACTCGCCGGATGTTTGCGGGGACGCAAACCGAGCTATTCGAGCAAAGCGGCACGGCCTGGACTTCTGTCAGCAGGGCGGGCAACTACACCGGCTCTAGCGAATCGCGGTGGCTGTTCGACCAGTTCGGCGATGTTTCCCTTGCGTCCAATGACGTGGAGCGCATCCAGTGGACTAGCTCGGGTGCGTTCGCTGACGTGACCGCTGCCCCGGTGGCTAAGGTGATTTTCACCACTGACAATTTCGTCTTTGCTCTGAACACCAATGAAACGACCTACGGGGATTCTCCTGATAGGTGGTGGTGTTCCGCGTATCAGGACTACTCAAGCTGGACCGCCAGCGTCACGACACAAGCCACCACGGGCCGACTGATCGGCGATGGTGGTGAGCTAACCGCGGGGCTCAAACTCGGCCCCTATGCCGTCGCGTACAAGTCCAATGCGATGTTCCTCGGCTCCTATGTCGGGGCGCCTGTCGTGTGGCAGTGGGAGCGCGTGCCGGGTAAGGTTGGGTGCATCGGCTCTGAGGCACTAGCCGACATTGGCGGCGCCCATATCTTCGTCGGCGAGGACAACATCTGGCTATTCGACGGCACCCGTCCGCAGCCTATTGCTACCGGCCAAATCCGGCAATGGTTCTTCGATAACTCTTCCGCGCAGTATCGGTATAAGACCATCGTCAAGCACGACAGGCAAAACTCGCGGGTTTGGTTCTTCTATCCCTCGTCCTCTTCCTCTGGCGGCTGTGATGCTGCCATCGTCTATCACCTCGTGACCCGTAAATGGGGCAGGGCGAATCGGTCGATTGAGGCTGCGGTGAACTTCATCACGCCGGGGATTACTTGGGACACGCTCTCAAGCCTGGGGGCGACCTGGGACACTCTTCCGTCTGTGCCGTGGGATTCTCAGCAGTGGCAAACTGGGGGATCGGCCCTTGCGGTGTTCGACACGTCGCACCGGCTGGTGATCCTTGCGGGTTCCTCTACTGGTGGCAGCATCACCACGGGGGACTTCGGGGAAGATTACCAAATGAGCCAGATGCAGGAAATGCGCCTGCGGTTCGCTCAGTCTCCGACCTCTGCTACAGCTTCCGGATCGGTGAAGCGCAACGAGGGTGACTCGCTGCAAGTCAAAAGCTCTGCGACTCTGAGAGATGGCAAGTTTTCGCTCCGGCAGTCTGGACGCTGGCACCGCGTATCTGCAACGATGACCGGCCCGTTTGAACTGACGGGCTATCAGCCGAAGTTGCGTGTGAAGGGTCAGCGATGAGGCTTAACGAGACTCCGCTACTCCCGCTCCGGCCTGAGTCGGAATTCGACACGCGACTCTATCAGGCGCTGAACAAAGTGCTTCGTGAAATCGCCATCAAAACGAACCAGATCGCGGCGGGGAATAACGCCGGGTTTGATGCTCAGTCTACGGCGGTTCCTTCTGCCGGATCGTGGGCGATTGGCGACTTCGTGAAGAAGTCTAACCCTGTCGTCGCTGGTGGCGGTGGGTCGCAGTACGTTATCACCGGGTGGGTGCGCATTACCAATGGGTCGGGGAACATCCTGAACACCGATTGGGTAGAGCACCGCGTATTAACAGGAACATGATGAACCTGTTTCAATGCACACCCGCTGAAATTGACAAAGCATGGCGCGATGGCGCGTGCAAGCTCGCAGAGGCTACCAAGTGGGCGGCGCGTGAAATCACGACCGATCAGCTAAAGATGCTGCTGTCTCGCGGTGAGCGCACGTTGATCGGCTGTCGTGATG